ACGCGTTCCCCAGCCGTCAGGCGTTTTTTGCGTCAGTCTCCGACTCGTCGATCCCAGACAGCTGCAGCGCGACCTTCGCGATCCGCTCCGTCGCCTTCGCGCTCTTGCTGTCGAGCATGTCCCTGTCCGTCGCCTCGAACACTTTCGCGTCCGTCTCCGGGTCGCGGGTGCAGGCGATGATGACTTCGGGGTAGATCCGGTCGAACGTCGGGTTGCCCTTCGCGTCGATGCACGCCGCCATGAACCGGCTGCGGTCGGTGCCGGTCATCCCGACGACCTTCACCGTGACGCCCCACTCGGGCACTTCGACGAGCTCGGACTGCTCGTCCTGCGCGTTGAGGATCGTGTCTCGGAGATTGCTCATGGGCCTGTAGCTACCTGCCTTTCGTCTGCGTCTGTGGTGCCGACCCAGCTTGCGACTGCTGTCTGGAGGCTGGCCGGGTCACCCTTCAGTTCGTGCTTGTTGAACAACGCCCACGCGCGCCAGTCCGGCTGCGCGTTCGACGCCTTCGAGAAGTAGCTCACCAACAGGAGCGACCCCGCCTGGACGGCGGTCTGGAAGAGGCCGTCCATCTGCGTGAACCGGCTGATCGAGCCGCTCGAGTCGAGGAGTACCGCTTGGCGTTCCGTCCACCCCGCCGAGGCGAACGTCGTCGCGTCGGCCACAGACCGCGTCACCGAGAAGTCGACGGCCGTCGCGGCGGCGACTGCTGTCATCGGCAGCTTGTAGATGTCGGCCGTCACCACGTTCCCCGACGTCAGCGCCGCGTTGAACGTGACGCTGCCGAAGAGGCGGTTCAGCACGTAGGTGCTCGGGTTCTGGGAGACGCCGTCGACGTAGACGGTGATCGCCGCGAACGGATCCCACGTCTGCCTGTTCAACGTCGAGGACTGGTACTTCTTCCACGCACCACCGTCGATGTTGGACAGGGTGATCCCCGGCGAGTTGACCTTCGTCCCGCTCGCGTTGACCTGCGCTCCGTATCCAGGAAACGCTGTCACGCCTAGACCGAGGTGATCGCGCCGGTCGAGTCAGCCGTGACCGTCACCGTCTGCACCGTCGCCGGGTCGCCCTTGATCTCGAACTTCGTCGGGACGACCTGCTGCGAGAAGCCCTGCGTGCCCGCCGACCCGGTCGGGTTGACGATGGCCTTGAAGTAGAGCGCCGTCGCGTTGAGGAGCGCGTTCAGGATCACGACCTGCCCGGTCGTGTCGGTCGGATCGTAGAACCCGCCGATGCTCCACGGCGTATCCCTGAGCCCCTGGATGCGTTCGATGTCCTGGTCGCCGAACTTGGTGATGTCGAGCGCCGCGGCTCCGATGCCGAGGTCGAAACTGTTCATCTCGCCGACGGGGTGCCAAGTGGATCCGTCCACGGAGGCGCTCACCACGATTACCGATCCTTTCAACTGTGCCATGACGCCTCCTACGAGTCTGTTGGGTGGACGTAGTCGCACACCCGGCAACGCCACCTGTCGGCGGGGTCACCCATCACCCTCAAGTCTTGCCGCTGCTGCACCGGGTGTGTACAACCCGCGTCTCCGGGTGTAGCATCCGCGCCCGCGGCTTGCTGCACCTGGATGATTAGAGCGTCGACCTGCGTCCTGAGAGCTAGAAGCTGCGCGTGTAGGCTGTGAAGGTTCAACGATTCACCCCAAGGAGGCTGTTGTGTCGTACTGGTTTCCGCGGAAGATCCTCCACCCGAACATCCCCGGGTGGCTCATCTTCATACCCCTCGCCTGGCCGATGCTCGCCTTGTGGGCCGTCCTGTGGACGATCTCGGTCGTGGCGTGGTTCGTCATCTCGATCCCGGTGAACCTGGTGAGGCTCCTGTTCGTCAGGTCGTCTCCACCCACAGCCGGTACTCCATGACGAGGTGACGGGTGATGCCGTCCGCCTCGCGCTTCTCCTGGCTCCGCTCGAACTGGCAGCCGACGAAGTTCCACCCGTCGCTCGCCGCCGGCGTCGTCCAGTCGAGGAGCGCGTCGACCTCGCCGGCTATCGTCTTCGCCTCGAGCCACCCGTCCTGCGCCGCGTCGGGGCCCGACCTTGACCACACGTCGATCTGGGCGATCAACTGCCGGCCCCTGCGGCCGAACGTGTTGCGTGGCGTGGCGAGGCACGGGCCGATAGCGACGTAGGGGAACGCCGCGTTCTCAGGCACCTCGTCATACACGGAGACTGCGAGGCTCGTCGTCGGATCGGTCAGCTGCCCGTTGAGTGTGGTGTAGATCGCTCGCTGCGCGGCGAGAGAGGGATGGTTCACGGTCATAGGACTGGCTCGTTCAGGCCGGCGATGACATGCTCCAAATAGTTGGGCACTTCGGCGAGGAACGCGGGCCGCATGAAGGGGTGCGGCGCGGTGCCGTGGAACCGGATATGACGGGCGAGCGCCCACGGGTCGAGGCCGTGCGCTATCGCCCACGGAGTGATCGCATCCACGGGCGGCATGTGCGGGCGGGTGCCGAACTCGACGTACGCGGCGTGCCCAGCGTCGGCCGTCACCTCCATGTCGAAGCCGAGACGGCTCGTCGAGGGGAAGTCGAAACTGATGTCGGCCTTCAGGTCGCCGAGCCACATCGGCGCGAGGATCTTCGCCTCGCCGGTGATGTTCAACGCCGCCTGCAACCCTTCCCGTTCGAGGACGTGGTAGGAGTGGTCGCCGTACTTCTCGAACGCGTCGAGGCACTCCTCGTAGCCGTGCACCTCGATGTTGACGGAGACGCTCATTCGCCCTCCAAGCAGTACAGGTCGAGCCACTGCGTGACGAGGTTCCGCTGGATGATCTTCTGGACGACGAAGACGCGGCTCCCCCACTGGACGCGCATCGACGCGTCGACCGCGAAGTCGGGATACCGGATCGTGACGATCATCGCCGTCTGGGCGCGCGTGTCGTCGGCGGTGACGCGTTCCGGGCCCGACCCTTTCTGCGGCGCGATACACGCCCACACCGTCCCCACCGTCTTCGACGTTCGCGTGCTGCCGCCGATCCCGTCCGGCGTCGTCGTGCTGGAGAGGATCGTGACGCGGTGCCGCAGCGCGCCGGCGGCGTCCATCAGATCGACAACTTCCGCTTCGTCGCGAGGATCTTCGACAGGGACGCTTCCATCTCCCCGTCGACGATCCGCTGGTACTGACCCGACTCGTAGTAGAGGCCCCGGTTCTCGTACCAGTGAGCGCAGAGCATCTTCAACGCGCGGACGAAGCTCGAGGGGAGCTTGTCCGGCGTGTCGCCATACCCACAGCTGGCCGTGATCGTGAACGCGCCGAACTGCTCGTCGGACAAGGGCGGGATGGCGTAGGGGTCGAAGATGATGAGCCCCTCCGGTTCGACGCGCATGTTCGTCATGTCGTACGCGACATCCGCACCGCCCAACCGGTACGTGAACGTGGTGATGCTCTGGACGGGCGCGACGGGGAACTGGACGTGCGGCTGGTGGTAGATCCAAAGGCCGGTGCGGATCATCTTGTCGCTGTACCGCTCGGGCACGACGAGGTCGGGATCCGACGGGGTGAGTATCCCCATCTTCTTCCAGTGCAAGTCGAGGATCCACTCGACGCTCTGGGTGAGCAGGCGTCGACCGGTGCGCTCCTCGATCCACTGAGCCGCGTCCGAGATCATCGAGGCGATCTCCTCGTCCTCCGACGTGTTGTCGACGCGCAGGAACGTCTTCATGGCGCTCAGGGTGACCGGCTGCACGGTCGGCTTCACAACAGTCGTCACACTCGCCATGCTTCCTCCTCTCTACGAGTGGGGGCCGGCCGGTAGACCAGCCGACCCCCATCCTCGCTAACGCACCCTTCGCACGGGCTTTGACTCAGGTGTGGACGCTCTTCAGGCGGGCGATAGCCTCGCCGCGAATCACGCCACCGCCGACGCGGCGGTGCACCTTGAAGCCGACCAGGCCAGCCTCGGCGTAGAGCTCGTTCAGCCTCTGCACCGTCATGCCCAGCCGGTCGAGCACCAGGTAGCCAGCCTTGAAGTCCCCGAAGATCACCGGGAACTTCGTCGACGCGGCCGACGGGAACTGATCCATCGCCATCGACTGGACGACGGGGTAGCCGTTGAACGTGTCGGGCTGCCGCTCGTTCACGCCGCCGAACACGCTGCCCTGCGACCACAGGTAGCGGCCCTCCGAGTCCTTCAGCAGCCGCATCTTCGCGGCGGTCTGCCGGTGAACCAGGTAGGACGCGTTCCGTGCGTACTGCGGCTTCAGGCTGTACTCGAGGGTGATGAACTCGTCCAGAGCCACCGCGCCCGACGAAGACGCGGACGTCTCGTCGACCGGGTTGGTTCCGTCGAAGCCGGTGATCGAGGCGACGTTCATGCCCTGCGGCTGGTGCGACGTGTGGCCCAGGCCAGCAGCGAACGCGGCCTCCTCGGCGTTCGCGATTGCGATGCCGAAGCTCGAGGACACGACCTGCTCGAGAGCGAAGTCGGCGTCCATGAGCTCGTCCTCACCGATCTTGGTCAGACCGTAGAGATCCTCGACGTACATGTACGCCTCGGCCGGGGTCTGGCTCGACGGGGTGATCGTCTGATCGCCCGTCTCCAGGCGACCCCACCCCACGGAGAGCTCGGTGATCGAGCGTGCGCGCAGGCGATCCTTCACGGTCTGCCGGCTCCCGGCGAGGCCGCGGATCACGTTCAGCTGCGGCAGGACGCGGTAGAGCTCCTGATCCAGGTCGAACATGACCAGCAGTTCACCGGTCGCGTCCTCGACGAGGTTCTTGCGCTCCTCGGGCGTCATCGCGGCCTTGCCGACGCGGAGGTACTTCGTGAACGCCTCGTTGTGCGCCCGCACCTCTTCGACGGTCACTTCCCGGCCGCTGCGGCGCGAGTACACGTCGGCAGCCTTGAGCTCCTTCTCCGACGCGGCCCGCTCCGGGTCGCCGGCGCTGGTCTTCGCCTCGGCGAGCGCCTTGTCGATGCGCTCGTCGATCTCGTTGAACCGAGCGTCCATCTTCTCGATGGCCGACTTGGTCTCCTCGCGCTCCTTGCCGAACTGCTCCCGCTCGTCGGCGGCGCGCTTCTCCATGTCACGCAGCGTGCCGAGGAGCTTCTGGGACTCCTCGACGAGTGCGGTGATCTCGCTCACATGCTTACCTCGGACAGTCGATGCTCCATCCGCTCTCGTAGCTCACGGATGGCTTCCAGTTCCGCGTCAGTGGCGCTGGCCGGCTGTGCGGGGGTGGGTGCCGCGGCTCCTCCGAGTGCGGCTTTGACCTCTGCAAGCAGTGAGGCGAGCTCGGCTGTCTGCGGGTCGAAACTCTCTTCTTCGAGGACTTCCTCCTCGGGCTTGGCGTGCCCTAGCTCGCTGCGGATCTCGCGGAGCAACTCGAGGACGCCCTCGAACTGGGCCATGCCGCTCTTCACGGCGGTGATGCCGGCGAGGTCGTTCGCGGGGAACGTGACCTGGCTGCCTTCCCAGAGGCGGATCTCCTTCAGGTGGCGCAGGCCCATCGAGTCCTTGCCGTCCTTCAGGGTGGTAAAGCCGATGCTCTGACCGTGGCAGGCGCGCATCTGTGCGAGCTCGAACGCTTCCCGGGCGCGCTGCACGCCGAGGGCGTACTGGAACTCAGTCCGCAGCCCGTAGCTGTCGCGCGGGTCGAGCTTCGTGTAGACGCCGATGGGCTCGTCGCTGTAGTGCTGCCACAGGAACGGCAGCGGGTTGCTCGGGGTGCGCTCCGAGCACGTCTTGACCATCGACCCCTCGTCGACGACGTCGCCGTAGCTGTCCTCGTTGCCGTAGACGCTCAGGTAGCCGACGCCGCGGCCGGTCTTCTCGTCGAGATCCTTGATCTCACACGCCATCGTGACGCGTTCGAGCCTGCGCCCGTCAGGAGCCTTGATCTCTGTCTGCTCAACCGCGGTGCGGAACTCGCGCACATACCTACCTCAACGGTGGATCGTCCAACCCATCTTGACACTCGCCCACATGCCGTATACCAACCCGCATCGCCTACGTGTGGCGCGTCACCTGGGGTTCCACGGCGACGATGCCGCCGGCGACAGTCCACACACCGCCCACGCCGTCGTCGTACTGGACGTCCCACAGGAGCGTCGCCGGGGCGGGGAACGTCGTCGTCTGCGCCGGCGTGAACTTGATGTCCGCCATCCCGAGCGTCGCGCCCGACTGGGTACGGAGCGTTATCCCCGACCCTTCCGTCAACTGGCACAACCCGGGGTCGGCGTCGCTCATCTGCTGCTTCACGGTGCAGTAGAGGCTCCCCGACGTGATGTCGATAGCCTGCCCGGTGTCCTCGTCGGAGACGGTGATCGGGAACTGGTACGAGTCGCCCTGGGTGATCGTGAGCGTGGTCATCATCCGTATCCTGATGGACTACCGACCGCGGCGGAGATACCCGCCGCAGCGCCGACGCTGCTCCCCCGCCCTTCGGGTGCGCCTACGACGCTTCCCCGGCCCGCTTCGGGCTGGCCGACGGTGGCGGCGTTGCCCCCTCCCGGCGTGCCGACGGTGGCGACGATGTGCTGACTCTTCGTATCCAGCGCCAGGTTCGCGCCATGCACCGTCTGGTTCGACGAGATGTGTCCTACGAGCCATGTGACGGGGCCCGGGGTGAGCGTCACACCCTGTACCGTCTGGTTCGTCGAGACCTTCCCGACGGGGAGCGACGCGCCGTTCGGCAACGGGCGCAGCTTCACGCCGTACGGCTGTCCCGTCCCGGCGACCTTGCCCGCGGCGAGCGGCACCGCGCTCGACCCAGCGACAGTCATGCCCCTGACCGTGCTCGACGATGCGACATGCCCGACGAGCAGCGTGGACGCGGAACCGGAGAGCGTGACGCCATGCACCGTCTGCGAGGTTGACACCTTCCCGACCGGGAACGTGACAGGAAGCGGGGTGAGGTTCGCGCCGCGCACCGTCGACGCGCCGGCGATCTTGCCGGCCGAGAGCGTGACGACGCCCTGACCGGCCAGCGTCACACCGCGCACCACCTGTCCGCTCGAGACCTTCCCAGCCGCGAGGACGCCGGCCGGTACGAGGTTCGCTCCGCGCACCGTCTGCGACGAGGCGACCTTCCCCACGGTGAGGGTGGCATGGCCGCTCGGGGTGAGGTTCGCACCCCTGACCGTCGACGCGCCGGTGATCTTGCCGACGAGGAGCGTGTCCGCGCCCGACCCGGAGATGTTCGCACCGCGCACCGCCGACGAGCTCGAGACCTTCCCGACGAGGAGAGTCGCATGACCCGCCGGCGCGAGGTTCGCGCCCCTGACCGTCTGCGACGATGACACCTTGCCGACCGCGAGGCTGAGTCCCGCGATGCCGCCGATGAAGGTGATGCCGTACACCTTCTGGTACGTCGTGCCGTGCCCCGGCAGGAGCGTCGCGTGGCCGCTCGCCGCGAGGTTCGCACCGCGGACTGTGACACCCGTCGAGACCTTCCCGACGAGGAACGTGACCGGCTGTGGTGTCAGGTTCGCGCCGCGCACCGCGACGCCGCTCGCCACCTTCCCGGCGAGGAGGGTGACGGGCCCCGGCGTGAGGTTCGCGCCGCGCACGGTCTGCCCGGTCGATACCTTCCCCGCGAGAAGCGACGCGGAGCTCGACCCGGCCAGGTTCGCGCCCCTGACCGTGACGCCCGTGGAGACCTTCCCGACGAGCAGGGTGGCATGGCCGGCCGCGGCGAGGTTCGCGCCTCTGACCGTCTGCCCCGATGAGACCTTGCCGACGAGCAGGAGCAGCGTCTCTGAGAGGTTCGCGCCGCGCACGGTGACGCCCGTCGAGATGTGTCCGACGAGGAGCGAGACGGGGCCCGGGGACAGGTTCGCGCCGCGGACGGTGACGCCCGTCGCGACGTGGCCGACCAGCTGCGTCGCCGCGCTCGACCCTGCGATGTTCGCTCCGCGGACTGTGACGCCGGTGGAGACCTTCCCGACGGTGAGCGTCTGCGGCGAGCCGCCCGACCCGGGCTTGACGGCGAGGATCGCGGTGACGTTCGCGATGCCGCCCGACCCGCCGACGC